CCAGCCACTACAATAAAACTGAAACCAGGAGAAGGTGTTACTTTTGGAGATCCAAAAAGACCTACCGGAGGTTTTACAACTTTTGTGAAAGCTGTTGCTACACACATTGGTGCAGCACTCGAAATTCCTTCAGATTTATTGGAAAAATCTTTTAATGCAAGTTATTCAGCATCAAGAGCTGCTCTTCTTGAAGCCTGGAAAACTTTCAGAATGAGAAGAAAATGGTTTGTTTCAGATTTCTGTGATCCAATTTATGAATTATGGATGTATGAGGCTGTTGCACGTGGCAGATTAATTGCTCCAGGTTTTTTTGATGATCCATTGATAAGAGCTGCTTATTTGAATTGTATATGGATTGGTCCATCACAGGGTATGTTAGATCCAACTAAAGAAATTGCTGCTGAAATTATGGCTTGTGAAAATGGCTTAAGCACATATTCAGATTCGGCAACTCGTTTAAATGGATCAGATTGGGATGCAAATATGAGTAGGCTTTCTGTTGAGAATCAAAAACTTGCAGAAGTAAAAGTTGAATCATCAACTGTACAAGAACTTATAAATGAAGCAATAAAAGAAGGAATAAAATCGGAGGATAGTAATGGCACAAGCACTGAGTCAAACACCAAGTAAAAAAATAAACAAATTTTGGAATCTTGCAAATTTCGATGGAGTAAATGCCGAAATAACCATGTATGGAGAAATTTGCGATAAGCAACCTGTTGATTGGTGGACAGGAGAAGCTGAACCAGGGGAGTATATTACACCAGAAGGCTTCCTTGAAGATTTAAAAGTTATTAAAAATGCACAAAATGTAAATATTAAATTAAATTCTTGTGGTGGAGATTTATACACCGGAATTGCAATTCACAATGCACTTAAGAGTTTAAATAAAAATATTACAGTAGAAGTTGAGGGCATAGCTGCTAGTGCGGGGAGTATTATAATGTGTGCCGGAAATAAAGTCCGTGTCCATGTTGGATCAATGGTAATGATACATGGAGTTGCGGCAGAGCTAAGAGGGTTCTGGGGATTAGATGATTTAAAAAAACAAGTCAGATCTTTTGATACCAGCGAAACGGCAATTGCAGAAATCTATGCACAAAAAACAGGAATGGAAGTCGATAAACTTCGTTCAATGATGACAAAAGAAACTTGGATGACAGGAAGAGATGCTGTTGAAAAAGGTTTTGCAGATGAGCTTATAGAGGGAGAGCCTGTGCAAATCAATATGGTTAACAAAAGTGTTCTTCTGTCAAATGGTATTAAGTTAAATTTTGAAGGCCACAATATCCCTAATGACCTTATTCAAAATAAGACAGCTACAAACACAGGAGGAAAAAACAAAATGGAACAACAACAAGATCTTAAAAATTTCTTGGACAAATTGGGATCCGGAATTCAGGCAGCATTTTCAATGTTAACAAATTCTACAACCGTTGACACTGATGTGACTAGTGCTGAAGCAACAACTACACCAACAGGTAACGATGCACCTGCAAATACAGATGCACAAGCTGGACAGGCTCCAGAATCCGAAACAAATGTGGATGAAAAAATCAATGCAGCAGTATTGGCTGAAAGAAATCGTTGTAAAGAAATTGATGCTCTCCCAGCTAATGTAAGTCAAGAATTAAAGAATGCTGCAAAGTATGGAGAAAAACCATGTAATGCAAGTGACTTAGCTTTATTTGTATTAGCAAAAAGTAATGCACAAAATAGTGTTGCATTAAATTTATTGGAACAAGATGCTAAATTATCTAATTCTTCAGAAGTTCAAGGTGCATCAGCTCCAACTGACAATTTAACTGAAGATCAAAAAAAGATTAATGAAGCAAAACAATTTGCACAGCAAAGACAAGAAAGAAAGAAAAATAGAAAATAGGAGGAAAACATGAGCAAAGTTTTAAATGAAGTTGTTGGTACAGTAGAATACGATAACCTTTTTTATTCAAACAATGTTCCTGCAATTGCAAATGGTGTAATTGTTGCATCTGGTCAAGGCGAACTTAAAAGGGGTACGTTATTAGCAAAAACAGCAGACAATAAAATGATTGTTTTAGGTTCTGCTGAAGGAACTGCTGATTGTGTTCTTACTGATGATATTGATGCAACAGATGCAGATGTTGAAACTACAGCATATATTCAAGGAAACTTCAATATTAATGCGTTAATTGTTGCTGACGAATACACAATCACAGAAGCTGACAAAGATGCTTTAAGAACAAAAAATATCTTGTTAGGCAATACATTAGGTTAATCATTAAATAAGTAAATAGGAGGAATTATAAAATGGCATTTGATTATAACCATGTACCATCTTTTATTGCAGCAATAAAAGAGGAAAAACCATTCTCAACATTTTTAAAAGATAGATATTTCCCAGATGGCGAAAATTTTGCAACAGACGAAGTTCTTGTTGAATACAAAAAAGGAAATAAAAAGCTTGCTCCATTTGTAGCGCCAAGGGTTGGTGGTGTAACAATGAAACGTGATGGTTACACTGCAAAAACTTTTGCACCTGCATATATCGCACCAAAAAGACCGCTTACAATTGACGATTTGAAAAAGAAAAGAATGGGAGAAGCTTTATATTCTCAAATGACACCAGAAGATCGTGCATCTGAAATTATGTTAGATGATGAAAACGAGTTAGATGAAGCTATCGCAAGAACAGAAAATTGGATGGCAGCTCAACTATTGGTAAATGCATCAATTATTATGGAAGCAAAAACTGAAAACCCTGATATTAATGAAGAAAAAGAAATTTATTTCTATGAAGGCGATTCAAACGATTGGATTTATACAGTTGATACTGATTGGAGTGATCCGAATGCTGATATTCTTGGTGACATTGCAGCTATGTGTCGTTTCCAAGCAGCTTCAGGAGTTTCTTCAAAAGAATTACTTGTTGATGCAGTAGCAGGTAACGCAATTTTAAATAATACAAAAATCAAGGAACTTTTAGATAATCGTAATTACAATATTGGTTCTATTGATCCTGTATTACAAGAATATGGAGTAGCAAAATTAGCGACTTTAAATTGTCAAGGTTTCGTTATTGATGTTCTTCAGTATGCAGAAGAATATGAAAATGAACAAGGTCAAAGTGTTCCTTATTTGCCAAAAGGTCAAGTAACTCTTCTTGCTCCAGCTTGTGGAAAAACTTCATATGGTGCAGTTTCGCAGATCGAAAGTGATGACGAGTGGCATACATATGCTGAAAAAAGAGTTCCGTTAATTCTTACAGACAAAAAAAGTCAATCAAAAGAATTACGTTTGGCATCAGCACCATTACTAATGCCTAATAGACATCATGCTTGGATCACATCTAAAGTTGTTAAGTAAAATGGAATAAAGGAGAAATTATGAAGATACAAATTGTAAAAGGTGTTTATGGACACAAAGAAAATGGTATCACAACACCAAAATCTAAAAATAGCGAACCTTTTGAAGTTGCTGATGCAAAAGCAAAAGAATTAATTAAGCAAGGTATTGCTATTAAATATACAGGCTTAAAATCTGAAGCTGATGCTCCAATTCGTTATAGAGAAAGTTTGGCTCCAAAACAAAATACAAAACCAGCAAATGCAGATAATACTCCTGCACAAGCTGAAACAAATAACGAAACAGATGCACAACAAGAAGATGAAGAAAACACTGTTGAATACAGCATGAAAAATACAAAAGATGAACTTTTGAAAATTGCTGAAGATTTAGGTGTTGAAATTTCAGATCCGGATAATACCACAAAGCAACAAATCATTGATTTATTAGATGAAGCATTCGCAGGTGATGCTCCACAAATCGGTGACAATGAAGGAATTGTTGCGTAATGAATTTTCAAGAAATGCTTGAAAATGATATTGATAACGTATTCTTAAATATTGATGAATTAGGTACATTACACTCCATTGAAGGCAAGGAAATTCTTTGCATTTTTGATGATGAGGCATTAAGAGAGAGGCAAGCAGGTGCAGAACTTGGTGTATCTGAAAGTAGCATCTTAATTTTTGCTAAAACAAAAGACCTTCCTTGCCAAAAAGGAGTGAATCAGCATTTAAAAGTGGATCATCGAGAATACACGATTGATGCTTGGGATGAAAATATGGGAATGACACAAATAGCATTGTCAGGGGTTCGCTCTGCATAGGGGGAGATATGGCAACTACACTTAATAATTTGGAAATCATTGCAAATTGGTTAAAAGAAAAAGTCTGTTCCCAATTGACCTATAAAAAACCAAATGATGAGAATAATGACAATACTTATGAATATCAGCTTGTGAACCCAGATGTTCATATTGTCTATATTCCACCAAAAGATATAATTCCAGAAACAAGACATGTATCACCATCAATAGTTGTTCAATATGATAACAACAAAACATTTCCCAAAGAATCAAAAGGAATGATTAATATTAGACTAGGGTTTTCTATTTGGAACCCTGGACTTCATTCTTCTGGAGATTATGAAAGAAATGTTGATGGATATAAAGATGTAATGAATTTTGTTCAATATGTTGAAGATGCTTTAGTAAAAGAGGAATTAATCGGTCCAATAAGAATACGTTTAGAAGATGGGATAGAAAGTGGCCCATTAAAAGAACAAGGGGTTATAGCAGATTATTATCCCTATTGGTTTGCATATTTGACCTTTACCGGAGAATACTGCAAATCAACTGTCCACAAAAAATACGATCATTTATTATAGCCTGCAAAAATAAAGGAGGAAAAACTGGCATA